TTGGTGGTTCTGTTCTGAATGTTGATCCAGTGTCTGCTCTTGACTATAAAGCAATCGATATTCGTGAGATAAGAAGTAACGCATTTAAAACCGAACACTTCTTTAGTAAAGAAAATGCATTGGAGCGCGGACCAGCTGTTATGGCTGCTGAATTTAGAGATGTTCAAACTGAAGCTCTGCAAGCACAATTTGATGTGTGGAAAATGTTCCAACGAGCATTAAAGACTGGTCTTTTAACAGAAGAACAAATTTTAGAAGTGCTTGGTCCTGATGGTCGTAATGTTCCAAATATCGATAATTTAATAGACGGATACTTTACTCCTGTTTCTTATAGTGCGTCTGGTTTAGAAAAAAGAGCAAACGAGCTGGAAAAAGAATATAAACGAAATGGAATTAAAGTTAACTGGAGTGATTTATATCCAGAATTTGAATTAGATGATGTAATATATGAGTTTGAAGATTTAGAGTTTGAAGATTTAATAGATCAGAACAGAAAAGGTATAGAACAAATAACTCCTCCTGGAGGAATCCAAAAATGGTTGGAGGAAAGACTTAAAAACAGGAAACAAAACATTAAAGAACAACAAACAGAACCTTTAAATTTCCCTACGCCTATTGTAACCGCTCAATCAAATATGGGTACTACTCCGGATCCACAAACAGGATTGACTAGAACGGAAACTGCATTATTATCCCCTAGTGAAAAATTAATCCAACAGAGACAAAGGGGGACAGTTTAGTGGAACCTAAAACACAACGCGAACACATTATTGCATTGAACGGTCACATCACCGGTGTAAAACGTGAGATAAAAAACATTAAAGAGAATCATCTCAAACACATGAGGTGTGAAATCGATAGATTGGGTGGTAAGGTAGATAAAATCTATTGGGTTGTGTTAACCACGGTGGGGGCTGTTGGTTTAATAATTATAGAGGCTTTAATGAATAGGATAGGAATGTGAACTTATCAAATAATTTTACGTTAGCCGAGCTAACAAAATCTCAAACAGCGATCCGCAAAAACATTAATAATGAACCGGGGACCGCGGAGATTAATAATCTTATTCACCTAGCGAAGACTGTCCTACAACCAGTGCGTGAACACTTCGGTAAACCGGTCATGATATCCTCAGGCTATAGAAGCCCAGAGTTGTGCGAGGCTATCGGATCTTCGTCTAAGTCACAACATGCCAAGGGTGAGGCAGCAGACTTCGAGATACATTCAGTTGATAACAAAGAGCTTGCAACTTGGATCGCGGCTAACTGTGAGTTTGATCAATTGATTCTAGAATTTTATGATGGCGTGGACCCCAACTCGGGTTGGATTCATTGTTCAGTGAAAAGAGAACCAGAAACACCGCGCAAGCAAGTACTGCAAGCGAAGAAAATAGAAGGACGCACAGCATACGAACCGATACTTCTTTAGATCCAATCTTTAAGATCCTCCCCCATGATTTCATTTGCGATATTTATTTTATTTCGTAGTGATTTGACGATACGTTCGTCTATAGTCTTTTCTGCTACCAAGTCAACATAAGTAACACTATTGTTTTGACCAATTCGATGTGCTCTATCTTCAGATTGTAATCTTTTTTCTAGATCATAACTGTTAGAATAATAAATTACTGTGCTCGCAGCGGTAAGAGTAATTCCATACCCCCCAGTTTGGGGGTTTCCTACGAAATAGCGCGCAGGGCTGTTTTTCTCTTGAAATAGAGCAATCTGTTCTTGGCGGTACCTTGGGTCCACTGACCCATGATATTCGACTGTAGAGTCCTCTCCGTAAGCTTTTTTTAGAGTTCCTACTATTTTTTTTATATCTTCCACATAATTAGCCCAGATTATTACTTTGCCCTCAACTTCATCAAGCAACGACATTAATTCATCAAGTCTATTATTTTTTAAGTGTTGGATCTCTCCATCGTCTGATTTAAAATGACCACAAGTGATCTGATGAAGCCTCATCAGCTGTGTCATAACATTAATTGAGCTCATCACTTTACCATCGAGTTCAGCTAAAGCTATTTGTTTCATTTGTGCATAAACTTTCTTCTGTTCATCGGTGAGTTCTATAATTCTCTTCATATATATTTTAGGGGGGAGATCTAAACAATCTTCCTTCAATACTCTATAAGAAAACTTTTCTAGGTTCTCAGCAAGTTCATCAAGTCTTCTATAACTACCAACTAGCTGAACACTTCTCCCACCGAAATTTCTTTCAATCATGTGTGCGTAACGTGAGCGGAAGCTATAGTAAGAAGGATGCCCTAAATGCCATAGGTCTAAGAATTCACATTGACTATATAAATCTAGTGGAGATTTAGTAACGGGAGAGCCGGTTAATATTCTACGATACTTGGCAAGATTTCCTATTTTTAAAATGTTTTTTGTGCGTTTTGCTGTCGGATTCTTGATCGTCGTAGACTCATCGATTCCTATTAAAGCTTTTCCAAGGAAGATGTTAAGGAAACTGTGCGCAAAGTCCAGTCCTTTTGTTGTAGAAAATGCTTCTACATTCATTATCAATATCTTAAGATTACCTTTATCATCAAATAAAGTATCAAGTTCTAACTGTTTTTTCTTTGTCAAATTTGCTTCCCACAAAACCTTAGTGTAATCAACATGTTCAGGCATATGTGTGGGGAACTCTATCTCATCCCAGTTTTTATACACACCCTTAGGGGCAACGATTAGTGCACCGCGGATCGCGCCTCTGTCATACAGCATAGCCATATTATCAACGAGGACCTTGGATTTTCCTGTACCCATTTCCATAAATAAACCAAAGGTTTCTGAGGCCCAAGACTTCTCTAAGGCTTTAATCTGATGGTCATAGGGTTTAGTCTTAAACCTATAATCTTTTATCATAATTTATTTTACTTTCTTATGTTGACATTTATATAACAATTCATATATAAGAAGTCAATACAAGAAAGTTAATTATGAGAAATAAATTATTTGAATTATATAAACCTAAACAATTAGCAGAATTCCTAGACTTTATTAAGGAAAGTCCTAATGAAAATTTCGTTTATGTTTTGCAACATCCACCACAAAATATAAATATTTTATCGGCATCTGATTATGGATACCTAGTTATTTGTTTACCAGAACTATCACAAATGATGTTTAGTCCTGCACCCTTTATACATAAGATGAGGAAGAACTTAAGAGATTTCAAACCAAATGATTATATTTTATGTACAGGTGATCCTGCTATCATAGGATTATCTACCGCTATTGTAAGTGATATTACAAATGGTAATTTTAATTTACTGAAATGGGACAGGCAGGAAAGAAGATACTATCCTCTTACATTTGATTTATATAACAAAGGAGAAATAAAATAATGAACAACACAAGAATATTAGGAGATAAAAAAATAAAGAAATTAATATTTAAAGAATCTGTACAAATATGGCCAGGAGTTCCTAGTCATTGGGATATGGGTGAACCAAGTGATCTTCAAATTGCAGAACTATTAATTGTTTCACACATTTTAAGATTAGAAAGTTCCACTAATGCAAGGTATACTTCACCGCTAGATGAAGGTGCTAGATTTTTAATTAGTTGTGAACAATATTTTAATGCTCACAATAATGGCATTTCAGTGACAGGTATGGGGGCTAAAGCTCAATATGTAAAACTGGATACTGGTTGTGGACCATGGAAAGATGATGCTGAATTAGTAAAAGCGCTCGAAAAAACAGATCCACCAGAAATAAACGATTGGAAGGGTTTACCAGTAAGAACTAATAAAGAAAGAATAGACCGTCGAGAACAAGATGAAAAGATTTTTAAAGACCTTGTTGATCATCCTGGTTTTGATGTGACTATTAAATATGACGAAGAAGGTCGCAAGCAAGCTTTTATGATTGATGAAAAAAGCATTGATTGTGATACATATACAGACAATTTAAAAAAAGAAAGAGAGAAAAAAAATGGCGACACTAACACTAGATGATTTTGAAAGAGATCAACAAGAAGTAATACAGAAAACAGATATTCAGCAACTATCGAGCTACTGTTTAGAACTCCAAGCTTTAGAAGATGACATAATCTCTAAAGAAGAGGAGCTAAAGAAACAAAAAGAAAAAGCCGATAAGATTGCATCAGAGATCATACCCAATATGCTCGCGGAGCAGGGATTATCTTCTCTGAAATTAGCTGACGGCAGCGGTGTGTCCGTAAAAAAGACATACAGCTGTACGGTTAAAAAAGATAACCTAGAGTCAGCTTATAAATGGCTTCGAGATAACGGACTAGGAGACATCATTAAAAATGAAGTCTTCGTTACGTTCGGTAAAGGCGAAGATAACAAGGCGGAGCAATTGCTTAACCTTGCAGTGCAAAAGGGGTTTGAGCCTCAACAAAAATCAAAAGTTGAGCCGATGACTTTAAAGGCACTCTTTAGAGAGCGTATCGAGGCCGGCCTCGATATGCCCTCGGATTCTTTTCATTTATTTATAAAGGATCAAACTAAAATAAGCCGGAAATAACGAATCATGAATAAGGAGAAAAGAACCATGAATCAAGTAACGAAAAAAGCTAATTCAGATGTAGCTCTAGCGAGTATGTTTGAACAAGACAAAGCTGGTGGTATGCAGGGAATGGGTAGTGAAGATTTTGCTATGCCTTTCCTACGTGTACTAGGACAGTTATCCCCGGAAGTTAATGAAAGGGACGCCAAGTATATAGGACCGAAGGACGGTAATGAAGGCGCTAAGCCTGGTATGATTTTTAATACCGTGACTAAGCAACTATTTAATGGTGAGCAAGGTGTAAGAGTAATTCCTTGCGGTTATAAACGTGAGTATGTTGAGTGGAGTGATAGAGGCGAGGGCACAAGTGCTCCTGTTGCTATCCATCCAGTTAGTAGTGGCATCATTAAAGAAGCTACTAGAGGATCTGACTGGAAAGATAGATTACCTAATGGTAACTATCTAGAAAACACTGCGTCTTATTTTGTGCTTTTAATGGATGGTCAAGGAGCCTTGATTTCCATGAAGTCGACACAATTGAAGGTGAGCCGCACATGGAATACGATGATGAACACTATCAAAATGCAAGGCAAAGATGGTCTGTTCACACCGGCTTCATACAGTCATATGTACAACTTAACTACAGTCCAACAATCAAATGATAAAGGTACGTGGTTTGGTTGGAACGTAAGTTTAGTTGGTCCTGTACAAGACAAAAATATGTATGAGACTGCAAAACAGTTTGCTTCTAGTGTAACTACGGGCACAGTGGAAGCGAAGCATGGAAAGGATAGTACTAATTCTAAAGAAGAAGTACCGTTTTAAACATGAGAAGAGCCTCGGATTAACTCCCCCGTGTCCGAGGCTCTTCATTATATTAAATAGGAGAAAGAAATGCAAAGAGTATCAATAAGTCAGGTGCAAAAATTTATGAGGGACATAGGAATCCCCCGTGGATTTGAACAAGGAACACTTAATCGTAAAATTCGCAACGGCACATTTAATGTCCCATATATTAAGATAGGATTAGTTAAATATTTTAAAGAAGACGACATAATACAATGGTTAGAAGGACAGGATAAATATAATGATTAAAATATGTATAAAATGTGGAAGTGAGTTTTCTATATCAAAATGGCAAACAACAAAACAATATTGTAATGAATTATGCAAGCCAACATTTAGACCAAACCATGGAAAAGCGATTGGAAGACCGAGGAAGAAAAAATGAAGTTTAAGGAAATCTTTGAAGGAAATAATAGTGCTTATGGCATAATGAAACGGACTGGTGAGACCACCGATAAAGGTAAAGCAGTCGCTAAAGCTCTAGTCAAAAGAAAACCAATCACAGATAAACTATGGCAAGAACACCTAGAGGGTAAAGATCCCGCTCTTGGTATTATCCCTATTAATGAGAAAAATGAATGCAGATGGGGTTGTATAGATGTTGATGAATATGATTTTGACCATCAAAAAATAATGAGAATTATAAAAGGAATGGATTTTCCTTTAGTAACATTTAGATCAAAATCTGGTGGCGCACATTTATTTTTATTCGCAAAAGAATTTATTCCTGCATCATTAATGCAGTCTAAACTTAAATCAATGGCAGAAGCTTTGGGTTATGCAGGCAGTGAGATCTTTCCAAAACAAACTGTAATACATGTAGAGAAAGGAGATACAGGTAACTTTTTAAATCTTCCGTATCATGGAGGGATCAGAGGATTAAGATATACATTTTCAGCGGGTGGTGAAGCCGCTAGTTTAGAATCATTCTATTCTATATATGATGAATGGGTACAAACAAAAGAACAAATAGAACAAATAGAAATAAAAAAAGTAGTGGAAGAAGAAGCCTTTAAAAATGGTCCTCCTTGTTTAAATAGATTAGCTATTGAGGGTTTTGGTGAAGGCTCAAGAAATAATGCATTAGTTAATATAGCTATATTTTGTAAGAAAGCTTATGACGATTGGGAACACAAGGTCGGTGACTACAATCAAAAATATATGACACCACCTTTATCTTACCAAGAAGTGCAGACAGTTATTAAATCTATGAGTAGAAAAGACTACAAGTACAAATGTAAAGACCAACCTATCTGTGATGTATGCAACGCAGCAAAATGTCGTACTAAAAAATTTGGTGTGGGTTATGAAGAAGAACAGATGCCAGAACTAGGAACGTTATCGAAAATCTGTTCTATTCCATCACAATATTTTTTAGATGTAGATGGTAAGAGAGTAGAATTAACTAAGGAGCAACTACATAACGCAAATCTATTTGCAATCGAGGTTATGGATAAAGCAGGAGTGGTGATTGGTACAATACCTAAGGGCCCAGACTGGAGAGAGATATATCTTAAACCGTTAATGGCTGGAGTACAGGAGATTGAACCATTAAAATCTTTAGATCCTAAAGAAGTATTAGTTCATTTGTTAGAGCAGTTTACAGTTAACAGACACCAAGCACGAACTAGAGATGATATTTTAAGTAAGATGGCATGGACTGATGATGGTCATACTTATTTTAGAATGGATGACTTCTATTCTTTTTGTAAAAGAAATAACTGGGAATTAGACAGAACCAAGACTGGGAATTTACTTAAAGGTTTAGATTTATTTGAAAAAGAAACACGACTAAAGGTTAAAGATCAAAACCCACATTTAATAAAAATAAAAGCTATGAAAAAAACTGAACCAACTATTAGTGAAGTTAAATATGAGGAGACACCATTTTAATGCAGATGGATCTTTGGCCAGAAGAAATAAAGATAAGAGATATAGATAGGGTTGATATTTCTACCTTGAAAGAGTTAAATATAAATAGGAATAATTTTATGGTTAGAAAAACTTGGAGATTTGAAGACTTTCCTAAAGATAAATATTTTATATACAAAACAGGAGGTATTAATCCGTTTCTTCCAGAGGCGGGTCGTATTTTTCCTTATGTTTTAAATGCAACAACTATCAATAAACCAAACGGCGGTCTTATATTTCCTACTTTAACTACACCAATTAAATATCCACGTTGGAATCTAAGGGGTGTACGGGGAAAGCCCGAAGAGTTTACAGTTTTAATAGCTTGTCATGTTCTTGTTGCAACAGCATTTATTGAACAAGAATTTCCTACTCAAACTTTTGTGTGTCATCGTGACGAGACAACAAAAGATTACCGGTTAAGGTATGATGTACCAAGCATAAAGTGGGGGTCCCCCGCTCAAAATCGTAGAGATACAATAGAGAATCGGCATAGATGAAAACCATTATACTCGGACCACCAGGCACAGGAAAAACTACAACCCTACTAAATTTAGTAGAAGATTTTTTACGTGCAGGCACCAGTATTAAAAAGATAGGTTATTTTTCTTTCACAAAAAAAGCTGCATACGAAGCAGAATCTAGAGCTGAAGAAAAATTTAAAATAGATAAAAAGGACATACCATATTTTAGAACTTTACACTCATTAGCTTTTAGAACACTGGGTATAAAGAAAGAACGAATGATGAAGTCAAGAGACTACAAAGACTTTGGTATTAAATGTGGAATACCTATAAAAACTGCATGGTACAAAGAAGACGATGGTGTTTTTTATTCTGATAATGAATACTTACAATTAATTAATAAAGCTAGAGTTAAAGAGGTTGATGTGTTAGATGAGTACGACAAAAATGAGCATGTTCTAGACATTGAACGAGATATATTATACCTTTTAGATCAAGAACTTAGGAAGTATAAAAAAGAAAAGGGGCTAGTAGATTATGATGACATGTTGGAAAAATTTATTGAACAAGATGTATCACCATCTTTCGACGTATTATTTATTGATGAAGCACAAGACCTCTCACCACTTCAATGGAGGATGGTTAAAACCATTTGGAAGAAAGCAAATAAAACATATATTGCAGGAGACGATGATCAGGCTATATTTAGGTGGGCTGGTGCTGATGTTGATTCTTTCATCGCGCTTAAAGAGGAAGTAGATCACATTGATACATTAAAACAATCTTACAGGATTCCTGGTGGACCTATCCATGAATTATCTCAACAAATTATTAAACGGGTAACTAATAGATACGATAAAGATTATTTACCAAGACAAGAGTTGGGAGACCTAACTAGATATACTGATGTTACTCAAGTAGACATGTCGCGTGGTGAATGGTTAGTATTATCATCAGCCAACCATTTTTTAGATGATATAAAAGATCTATGTGAGTTACAAGGATGGTACTATTCACATAAGCACAAGAATTCTATTAGGTTAGATCTACTTTTAGCAATTCAGGCCTGGGAAAAGTGGAGAACATCTAAACATATATTGAATACCCATTCAATAAAAAATATTTATTCTTATCTTGGCGACAATGTAACTAAAGGGTATAAAACAGGTAAGACAATGAATGATGAAAAGGAAGGATATCATATTGAAGAATGCGTCGCGGAGCATGGATTACAAACACAAGATGTTTGGTACAAAGCATTCTCAGGACTAGATTCTGATACAGAAAATTATATTAGAAATATGCTAGCCAATAATGAAAAAATTACACAAACACCAAGAATAACTTTATCAACAATACACGGGGCGAAAGGAGGGGAAGCTGATAATGTCTTATTACTTCCTGATATTACTAAGTCTGCTTTGGACAACAACGATATTAATCCAGACGAATTACACAGACTTTTTTATGTTGCTGTAACACGAGCAAAAAAATCATTACATATTTTAGAACCAAAAAACTACGATAGGGCTTATGTATTATGAAAAAACATGACCCAGTAAATTTCCCCGCACACTATAATAAAGGTGGTGTTCAATGTATTGATGCAATTGCATCATGCCAAGGCTATGGCTTTCGATACTACTTGCAGGGATCAGCGTTGAAATATATTTGGCGCCATGAACATAAGAAAAAACCCATTGAAGATTTAGATAAAGCTATTTGGTTTTTAAATAAACTAAAGGAGCAATATAAATGAGACCACTACAAGCACCAATGTTCAC